CCTCTTGTGCCGAGTGCAATGGGGGTAGGGGGAGGGCGTTGGCGTTTGCCTTGGCCGAACGACGGAAGGGTGTTGCCGGGGTAGAAAACGGGGTTTTTAGATTCGGCGGCGACGCGAACGAGCCCGGTCTCCGATCCGCCCCTGCAAGATCGGCTGTAGCCCGATCCGGCAACATCCGACGGCCTCGGGTCTGGCATGGCGCAATCGGCGCGAGCTAAAGCCACACCGGCCCACGGCCAGCTAGTTACCCCGGGGCGGAAGGCGCCGCTACGGCTAGTCGAGCTTCCGCCCTGGCACGGCTGGCGCTGGAAGAGCGAAGCCGCGCGCGCGAAACGGTGGGTCGAAAAGTACCTAACGATTCCGACCGGGCACGGGCAGGGGCGCCCGATCAAGGTGGCGGAATTCCAGCGCCAGATTCTCGCCACCCTCTATGACAACCTCGCCGCCTTCGTCTCACTCCCGGCGGCCAACGGCAAGACGACCTTTCTAGCGGCGGTCGCGCTGGAACGAATCTGCCGGGGCGACGATTACGCCGAAGTCGATGTGGTCGCCACCAAAGAGGACCAGGCCGGGCTCTTGGTCGAGGCGGCGTTGCGGATGGTCGAATCCTGCCCGGCGCTGGTGGAACAGGACCTCGTGCGCTGGTACTCGCACGACCAAATCTTGGAGTACCGCCCGACGGGCTCGCGCATCCGCGCCCATCCCTCGAAGCTCACCGCCGTCCAGGGGCTCAATTTCTCGCTTGCCATCGTGGACGAAATCGGCTTCGCCAAAGACGAGATCGTGGAGTCACTGATCGCCCGGCTCGGGAAGCGGCCCGATGCCCACGTCGTTGGGATCGGTACCCCCGGCTTTGACCCGAACATCCTGCAACGGCTGCGCGCGGCCTCGCTCGACGGCGAGCTACCGGCCGGGGTCGAGTACCTGGAATGGGCCGCGCCGCCCGGTTGCGATCTCTTCGACCGGGCCGCTTGGCGGAAGGCAAACCCGGCGCTCGTGGCGGGCTTCCTGACGCCCGAGGCGTTGGGGGTGCAAGCCGGGCTCATGAGCCAGCGCGAATTTCTGACCTACCACTTGGGCCAGTGGACGGACACTTCGAGCGGCTGGCTTCCGCCCGGCGCCTGGGAAGCGTGCCCCTTCCAACCGGCGCCGCCGGATGGGACGGAAGTGGTCTTGGCGGTCGAGGGGACGTTCCGGCGCACGCTGGCGGTGGTCGGGGCGACGCTGGACGGGGCGGTGTTCTTCGGTTGGGGCTCGGAAGCCGCCTTGGACCAGGACCTTCGCCATACGCTAGAGACGGCCGCCGAGCAATACGAGCTAGCGGCCATCGTGCATCCGAAGCGGATTCGCCCGCGCCTGTTCGCCGAGCTACGCGAAGCCGGGTTGCCGTGTGAGCCCTGGGACGGGAGCGCCGACAACGAGGCGGCCAGCGCGAACGAGTTTTACCGGGCCATCGTCGGCCAAGAGTCGGGCAACCGGCTCGCCCACGATCACCACGCGCTCTTGGAAGAGCACACCGCCGCCCTCCGGGTGCGCTTCGGCGTGGACGGCTCGCTTCGTCTCGCCCGGCCCGACGACGGCGCCTTCGTGGACGCCGCCGTCGCCGCCCGCAATGCGTGGTGGCGCGCGTGGCAATTGGCCGAGGCGGGGGCCGGGGCGAGCGAGCCCCTGCGCATCTACTGACGTTGCCAGCGAAGGCGAAATGTAAAAATTCATTTGCAGGGGAAACGCGAATGAAAGCCCTGCAAACGGGGCGCGTTTTCGTTGCCAGCTAAGCGAACACCCGAAATTCTCGGTAAAATGTGTGTGCCCGAATTACCACGGGCATTGCACCTTGACAACCGAGAGCGCCAGCCCGAGAAAGAGAGGGCTAGCAAATGCCAGGACCATTCACGCTCGTAACGTTCGAAGACGCCGACGGCGACGAATTCCCCATAACGCTCGTGGGCTCGTATGAGTCGATAGGCGATGCGGTAGCCGATGCCAACGGCGTACTAACGAAGGCGATATGGGAGGGGCGGCTACGGCCAACCATGCCCGTAACGCTGAAAGGCACGCCCCACGAGTGGGGCAACAACCCGGTATGACGTGGCTAATCCGGTTCGACTTTGGCGAAGACGTAATGGCCGAGCCGAACACGATTCTCTACGCCGGATGGCACAAGGGCGGGCTCGGATGGGCTCCAACGCCAAAGACGGCGATTGAGTACGACAATCCCGAAGTGGCCGCCCGAGTCTTGGCCAACGGCTACGGCTCTTTGGCCAAGTACGGCGAGGTAATCCAACTAGACAACTAGCGGCGTTGGCGCTCTCGGTTTACACTCTCGGCAATGCGGTTGCTCCCCCGCATCCGCAAGCGAGCCGCCACGATCACACCCGAGGATGTGGCGGGACTATTCCCCCCCTATCTATTCGGTCTTCCCGAGCGTGTCGGCGCCGTCTCGCGCTGTCTGCAATTGACGAGCCAGCAGATCGCCGGGATGCCGCTTCGCTTTCGCGGCGGCTTCGAGCCCCTGTGGGTATCCACCCCGGACCCGGTGTGGTATCCGAACGGGGTAAGCGATGCGCTGTTCGCGCTCGTGTGGTCGATCTATTCGCGCGGCGACGGCTTTCTGTGGGTGACGAGCCGCTACGCGACCGGCTACCCGCAAACTTGGACGGTACTCGACCCGGACCAAGTGACGGTGGACGCCGATCCTCGCGGCGGGCGGCTGTACTCGGTCGGTGGGCTCGACCTACAGCCGGACGACGTACTACAGATCACCCGCAACCCGAACGGCGCTCTTCGCGGTAGCTCGGCGTTGGCCGCTTACGCCGGGAACGTGAAGAGCGCCGCCGCCGCCGAAGCGCTGGCGGCCGACGTGTACAAGGGTGGCGGTATCCCCTGGGCGATCCTGCAACCGCCGACGCGGCGACTCGACCGCGAGCAAGCCGAAGACCTACAGCGCCAGTGGCTCGCCCGGGTCGGCCAGCGTAACGGCGCCCCGGCGGTCATCCCCTCGGATATCGCCTTCACGCTGACGACGCCGACGAGCCCGAAAGACCTGGCCCTACTGGAAACGCGCGAGTGGGACGCGAAGCAGATCGCGGCGGCGTTCGGGGTGCCCGCCTTCCTACTCAACATGGACCAGGCCGGGGGGCTCAACTACTCCAACCCGGAGATGCTGTTCGATATGTGGTGGAAGAGCGAGCTAATGCCGCGCGCCAGCGGGATCGGCAACGCGCTCTCGACCTGGCTACCCCGGGGCTCGTGGGTCGAATTCGACCCGAGCGTTTTGCTCGCGCCCGATATGGCGGCCAAGCAGGGCGTGTGGTCGAAGGCGTTGGCCGACGGGGTGGTGACCCAAGACGAGTATCGGGCGGCCGTCTTCGATCTCCCGCCCTTGGTCGAGGGCGAGGCGGTCGATCTGATCGATGAGCCACACGGCTCGGCGGGCTCGCTGGCCGACCCTGGCACCGAAGAGCGCGAGACGCCGACGCCGCCGGGGCTCGGGAATGGCGGCTACGGCGGAACGTCAATCGATTGGGGCGGGATCGTCCCGAGCTTGGAGGTAGCAGCGAATGGCCGAGCTTGAAATCCACCGGCGAATGGTGAATGCGGCCCTGGCGGGCGACGAGGGCCGCATCCTGGAAGGCGTCTTGGTGCCCTACAACACCCCGGCGCGCGTGCAGGACCCCGGCGGGCCGCCCTATTGGGAGGTCTTCACTCCGGGCGCCTTCAAGCGCCAGCTAGCGGCGGCGGACAAAGTGCAATTGCGCTTCGAGCACCGGGACGGTCTGACCGACCGGGTTGGGCGCGGGCTCGACCTGCACGAGCGCGACGAAGGCTTGTGGGGCCGCTTCCGGGTCGTGGACGGGGTGATTGGCGATCACGCCTTGGCGCTCGTGGACGAAGGGATGATCGGCGGTTTCAGCGTCGGCTTTGCCGATCTCGCGCGCGTCGAGCGCCGCAATGCGGAGGGGCAGGTACTACGCCAGCGCTGTCACCTGGCCGACGTGTCCTTGGTCCCGGAACCGGCCTACGCGGGGACGGCGGTGGCCCACCGCAATTCCCCGTCACCCCTGGCCGCCGGGCTTCCGGCCATCCCGCCCGAGCAACTGGCCCGGCTGGCGGCGGTTGGGATCACCCTTCCGGGCGAAGCGGCCCCGGCGCCCTAGCTCGAAGCTTCAAGCGAGGGGCGCCCTGGAAGCGGCGTGAGGACCTGCGACGGGGCGCCCCTCCGTTCGAGCGTAGCGATCACGGGCACCCCCTGAAAGGTGCCCGTGTTCGCTCTTAGCTACGAGTCGCCTTCGCCCTCGTCGGGCTTCGGCTCGTCGGGTGGCGGTTCCGGCGTCGGCTCGGGCTCGCTCGGCGGCTCGCTCATGGTCTCGTCGTCGTACATGCGTCCCCCTTTGTGAGTGGTGCGGACCATAGCGGCGTTACCCTTTTTTGGCGTTTTTGTCGCTTGCTATAGAGCGGGCGAGGTTCCAGCGGTTTCCCCTAATAGCACGCCCAAGGTCTAAGCCGCTGGCCGGGCTCGTTACCGCTTGAGGGCGGCTATCAGTGGTCGTAAGAGCGTTGCTCGTCGCCGTTCGCACGCCCTCCTAGCCGTACAGGCATAGAGCGAGCGGGGACCGCCGAGCGCGACGAAGCGCCGCGTCCCCTTGCGCCCGCAGAGCGTGCATTGGCGCGGCTCACTCGCCATCGCGTTCCGGTGCCGTGAATTGGCTTTGCTCTTCGTCGGCGGGCGCCGGGCCGGGCGGGTCGGGCTCGATCTCGGCGCCCACACTCGGCGGGTAGGGACCCTCGCCCCTACGGAAGGCTTCCCACTCGGGCGAAGGCTTCGGCTCGGGCTCGTCGTCGTCGTCGTGCTCGGCCACTACCTCGCCCGTGATCTCGGCGGCCTCGTCTTCGAGCACGAGCCCCAACGAGGCTTCCGGGGCGTAGTCGTCAATCACGAATTTGGACGCCCGCGCCCACAACATCCGGGCCGGGTGCGTCTTGTAGCCGCTCTTCTCCTTCACGAGCCCGGCCCGGCGGGCGGCGTCCATCGTGAACGTGTACTCGCCCACTAGCTCGCCGGTCTCGCGTTCGATCAATTGGGCCGTACACGAAGTCTCGTCGCCGCTAGCCCGTACCACCCGGTAGCCGTATTGGGCCGCCCGGGCGCGCAGGAGCTTCGCCGAGACGATCAGACGCCCCCGGATAACCGAAAGCTCGCTAGCCGCTAGCGGCGATAGCCCAAGCTCACGGGCGAAGTAGATTCGCAGGGCCGCCGCCGCCCCTTGTTGCTTCGCGTCCGGGTGTTCAACCTCGGACGCCGCTAGCCACGTTCCGAGCCGCGCGATGGCGTCAAGCTCGGGTGCCCGCGTTGCGGGCAGGGTCTCGCTCATTCGTCCCCCTCTCGTAATTCGAGGGCCGGGCACGCGCGGCGGCCACCCCTATCTAGCTCCACCACCGCGTACGCCAGCCCCCGAATGGCTTTGCCGTGACCCGGAACGGTGTCCACGGCGTTACGAATCTCGACCACCCGGCCCGGGCCGCTCTTCGTCCGAACCCGCTTGCCGACGTAGAGCCTCATAGCTCATCCGCCGAGACGTAGAGCAGGTCCGGGGGCTCGATTCGGCCCGCCTCTTCGCATAGCTGTACGAGCGCGGCGAAGTCGAGCACGACCAGCGGGCGGCGGTCGTTGTGCTCTGCGATCACGAGCACCCACGGCCGCCCGCTGGCTCGCCCCTGGCGGCGGGCTTGCTCGACCCACCGCGCCCGTAGCTGGTAGCGCGTTGTGCGCTTGCACTCGACCGCGAAGGGGGCCGTACCGTCGTCGTCCGAGCCCCCGCCCGGCCCGCGCCGTTGTGCCCCGAGTGCGCGACAACAACGGCGCTCAAAATCCTTCCAGGCCGAGCTAGTCATGCGCCTCGGTTCCGAATTCGTCGTCGTAGGCGGTCGGCGTGCCCTTGCTCGGCCGCTTCGTGTGTCGGTAGGTCCTGGGGAGATCGGCGCGGAAGTAGCGCAGGGTGGCAACCTCGCCCGGCGCGGGCTCGTAGCCGATGGCCCGGAGCTTGCTCGCGGTCGTCTTCGCCCCGGCGCCCATCGCGCCCGGGGTGTGGTTATCCGCCGTGCGCCCGATCAGATCGGAATAGATCGTGTCGGGCGTCGAAACCGACTCGATGGTGGTCCAGCGGCCCCAGCGGGCTTCGGCCAAGATCAGCGCGTGGCGAAGGTTCCCGGCCACGAGCGAGCGCAGCCGATCCCCGTAGCCGAACGTCACCGTTACCGTGCGGCGGTCGCCGCCGGGGCCAACCCGGTCGCTACGGACGCGGTTCATAGCAACGCCCCTTGCCCGGCGAGCCCTTGCCGTTCGAGCGTGGCCGCGCGCTCGGCGCAATAGACGTGAGCTACCTTCCCCGGTTGGCGCTTGCGCCCGACGACGCGGTTAGCGCCGCCGCGCGCGCGCGTGACTTCCCAGCCGGAAACCGGGTAGGCGGCCGGTCCCGGCTCGACCGGGCGCCCGCAGAAATGACAGTTCCCAAGCGGCGTCATGGTGCGACCACTCGCACGAGGACACGTTCGCCCGGGCTAATGAGCCGGGCGTTACATCGGCGCCGGTCCGAGCACGCGGGGAATGCGTGCCCGCGTTCGATCACAAGCTCGCTTGCGCGGCGTCGAGCGCCGCATCGGTAACAACGAAGCTCGGGGGGTGGGTGGCCGTCGTAGGGGCTACCCATTGTCCGGCCTCGTTTGGGTAAGCCCGGACCCATCGCGTAGCCCAAGGTGTTTCATAAACTTGCGGCGCTTCCGTTGCGCGCGGGCGGCGGCTTGAATCTTCGGATTCACAACGTAGGTCCCCTGGCGCTTACGGCGTCGGCGGCGGTGCGCGGCTTTCCGTCGAGCGCTAATCGTTTCGGACGGGGGCATGGCGTAGAGGCGGAAAGTGCCCTCGTAGCGGTCGCCTAGTACGTCGAGCGCTTCGATGGCTTGGCGAGTCTTCTCCTTCACGCGCGCCCGAAAAATCACCCGCTCGCCCTCTTCGTTCGGCATATCGATATAGGCGACGGTGGGGAAAAACAGGACGCCGCGCGAACCGTAAGAACGCTTACAGGCTTTCGCAAAAACGCAATTGTTCGGGTCGCCGGGGATTGCCCCGGCGGCGTCCCCGGCGTTGACGTAAATAAGAATGTCCGCCGTGGCTTCTACGATGGGATACGTTCCGATAATTCGCCGTACCTCGGCGGTCTGGCGTCCGAATATGTCCGGCGCGTTCACAAGCCACACCCCCTCCGGGTGTTCGGCCACGGGCCGAAGCCGCGCCCGGCGTAATAGGCGACGGTGCCCACGGCAATTTGGGCTTCCGGCGGCCAGTGGTTAGCTAGCCCGAAGCGCTCCACGAGGGGCGCCCCGTAGGTGCGCTGGAAGCTCACGTCCATTTGTAGGCCGCCGAAGTAGCCGTTTCCGGTGGCGGCCCGCCACGAGCCCTCGCCCCGGTGGATACAGCGCAGCCCGGCGGCCACATAGTCGATCCGAAAGCGCATCGAGCGCTTGAGCCGTTCGCGCTGGCGCTCGGCGCGGCGCCAGCCCAAGAGCCGGTGCCACGAGCGCCGCTGGACGCGCTCATACTCGGCCCGGCTCACGGTGGGCGGGTCCTCACCCGCCGTCGTGGGTAGCGGCGGGTCGGGGAGTCGGGCATTTCCGACGAAGCCCGCCGCTAGTAGAGGACCGCCCACCGTGAGCCCGGCGGCCATGGAAGCGGCCATGGCGGAAAGCCGGGCGGTCACCGAATGCCCTCGTCGTGGTAGCGGAGGGCGAGCAGGACGAAGTGCGAGCCGTCGTCGGCGCCGAGGGCTTCCACGTCCCAGCCCTCGCGCCGAAGCGCTCGAAGCAGGGCGAGCCCGGCGACGATCTGACCGGGCGCCACTCGCTCGATGTAGAAGTCATACGCCGAGGTCGTGACGCCCGCGAAGATCACGAGACGGCCTTGAGGTAGTCCGGCCGGGTGGCGCCCGAGCGCTTGCGGCGCTTACGAAGAAGTGCCCGCCGGGCGGCCGAGACTTCCGCTAGCCGGGTCTCGACCCGGCGGACGTGCTCGCGGTCGCCCTCGCACGCGACGAGCAAGCGGCGGCGGCGTTCGGTCATCTTGCCCCGCACGCCCAAGTCCATCTCTTGTCCACATTCGCGCCACGACGAAATCTCTCGGAACCTCTGTGGACGAATTGTGGGACCTGCCGAAAACCCTGATAGCCAAAGGGATCTGGGCTACTTTTGCGTAGGTGCGCGCAGCTATCGGCGGGGAGCGTCCAAGTATCAGACTGATACATGGACAGAGCTACCGAATCTGCCGATTTGCAGGGGAAAGAGCATGTCCACTTTTTGCCATGTCCACATCACGTCCACATGCTCGCCACGGCTTAGCCATGCGGTGCACGCTCGGGACCGTTGCCAGCGGGAATGTGGACTTGCGCAATTTGCGGGTTCCCGTGGACTTACCGGCGACGGCTCGGCTGAGCCCGGCCGTTCGGGGAAGAGGTCCACGGGAAACGCCGTCCCGGCCATGCGGGCCTAGCGCCGTAGAGCTAGGGGTTCGCAGAGGGCCGGGAACGCTTTTCACGAGCCGAACCCCTCGGCCGCCTCGATGGCCGCCCGCCGTAGCGAGTCGGCCAGCGGCTCTAGCTGCTCGGCCCACGACGCCGCGCCGACGGCGCCGTGTGCTTCGAGGTCTTCGAGCGCACCTTGGGCAAGCTCGACGCCCTGGTACGCGTCGCGTAGGTGGTTCGCCACGTCGCGCGTGAGTATGGCGCGGTTGTGGGCGTCGATCTCGGCTTGGCTCACGAGCCCACCGCCGTCGCCAGCCGGGCCGAGCGCCAGGCGCCGTAGGCGGCTAGCTGGCTGCCCATCTCGTCGGGGAAAAGGTGCCGGTAGCGGCTCAGGATGAGCTTTCCACCGTCGCTATGTCCGACACGCTTGGCGATCACTTCGGGGCGCATACCTCCCGCCGCCATCGCGGAAATTCCAGTGTGCCGCAAGTCGTGGGGCACAAGCAAGTCGAAACGGGTCGGTTCCCACTCGGGCAGGTTCCGTTTTTCCCGCAACGTGCGGGCGGCGGCTTCGCGGGCCGGGCGCCAGACCTTGCGGTGGAAGTGCGACACGTCCCAGCGGTGGCCGTTCGGGTTCGGGAAGAGGTACGCCGAGCCCGGCGAGCGCGCGAGTAGCTGTTCCGCGATAAGCGCGCGCTCGAAGTCGGCTAGGGCGATGGTCTTCGCCCGCCCCTCTTTGCACATGCTCGCCGGAATGAACACCTGCCCGGCGTCGAGGTCGATCCGGTCCTCGGTCAAGCCGAGCGCTTCCCCGATGCGGAAGCCGATGCTGCCGACGATCCCGGGGAAGCGGTTGATATGGGGAGGGAACCACGAGCCCAACGCCTGTAGCTCGTCTAGGTCGAGCGCGATTCCCTCCCGGCCCTCCACCCGAATCGGCGGGATGCTCAGTAGCGCGGGGTCGAACACCTGCCGTCGCCGTTGGGCATCCCGTAGCCCCCGCTTGAACCACTCCAACGAGACTTTGGCCGCCGCCGGGGCGTCGGCCGCGTAACTGACGATGGCGTCCTCGCACGTTACGAGGTCGAGCCGGTCGAGCCGCGTTTCCCCGAGCCCGGCGGTTGTCCAGAAACCGGCTCGGCTCTTGGCGGCGGTAACGCTTGAGGGGGCCGGACTCTTGGCCGCCAGCCATCGGCCGATGGCCCCCTCAAGCGCAGCGGCGAGCGTTATCGGGGCCGCCGCTCCCGGCTCCCCACTAGCCCGAGCCTCTTTGCGCTTCGTCTCGTAGCGTTCGGCGTTGCGGTGGTGGCGAAACGTGCGTGCACGCTCGCCGGGTAGTCGGACTTGGTGCGAGGTACGCCCACGGGCGTCAGTCCTCGTGCGAATACTCATCGGATGCTAGCCCTTTCGATTCGAGGTATTCGGCTAGGGCGGATTCGGGGTAGAACCGGTCCCAGCCGACCTGGACGGATTTTAGCTTGCCTTGGCGGGCGAGGTCGAGCACCACATCCCAAGGCACCCCCCAACGGGTCGCCAGCCTATCGAGCGTTAGCAATCGTTCGGCCATACGTTCCCCCCTACAGCCGCAGAATTGCCCCTGCTAGCCCTGCCGTCCCGCCGCTCCCGATGCAGGACGGCCAGCACGCCACATATCAAACGGGCCGTCGCCCTGCAACGGCCGCGCTCGCTCTTTGCGAGCTATTTCGTTCGTGGGCGCGTGCGGGCGGCTTTCGGTCGCGTTACCCTGTCGGTGGCTCGCTCGACTCGTAGCCGCCCCCCGCTAGCCCGGGGCAAGGCTCGCCGGGCGAGCCCTGCGAGGGGCTAGGGAGCGTTCCGTTGCGGCTGGAACGCCCCCTAGCTCCGGTTTAGCGGTAGCGGATTCGGCCCGGCGTCGGCGTGATCTTGCGAGCCCGGATCGGCTCGCCGGGGGCCGGGGCTCGCCGTGTGCGGACCGGCCCCATCGCCCGGTCGGCTTGAGCCTTGAGCCAATGCGGCGTGCTCTTCGTCATCGCGGCGCCGTCCCGTAGAGAAATTCGCGGCGCAGCATGTGGGCGATCATCGGTGAGCCGTGTCGGTAGCGCTGGCCCACTTTCGCCATCACGTCCACAAAGGCTTCGTCTTCGAGCGCTTCGATTTCGCGGGACGTGGCCGCCCGAAGCTTCGCCGTCACTACCCGCCGCCCCGCGTCGGTCAGTCGCCACATTTTCCGCTCGTCGTCGCGTTCGAGCATCCCGTAACGGCGCATCCACGAAAACCGGGAGCCAATCGGCTTGCGGTCATCGTCGAAGCCGAGCGCTCGCGCCATGTGTTCGGTTTCGATCCACCCTTCTTCGTTGGCCTCGTCTTCGAGCTTCAACATTAGGTCAAGGTCGCGGAAGTCGTAGAGCGTCGCGTGACTAGGCATCGGCCAGCCTATAAATCTTCGTGCGGTTGCTTTGGCCGTCGCCCATCCGGTCGAGCCGCAACACGCCCTCGTCGTGAAGTTGCCGTAATGCGCGAGTGACTACCGAATGTGTCGCCGGGCTATCGGCCCTCCCATGGATCATTGGGCCGGTTATGTCGTCGCCCGGCTCGAAGCGTTCGCGGAGGTACGCCAACACTTGGTCCCGTGTTTGCGGTGCTACGGGATTCGCGGCTCTGCTTCTCGGCTTCGGTCCCGACTTGGCCCGAGGGTGGTTCGCGGCCCATTGTGGGTCCAACGCTCGTAGCGCGTGCCCGAGCCCCGTTCGCTCTTTCCGAAGCTCCGCTAGCTGCTCTTCTAGGCTTGTGATCGTGGCTTCCACTCTCGACATTTCTTGTCGGAGCGGTTCGAGATAGACCGCCTCTTGGCTTTCGCTCACGCTAGCCCCCTTCGTGATCTTGACGGCGGTGGTGAGTCTAGTCGCTTGGCCGTTCCTTGTCGCGCTCTTTGAGTCTTGCCCACTCTTCGAGCCTCACTACTCGTTCCCTCGTTCGCACCACCGCTATCGCTAGCGCGATGATTGCCGTTCCGAGCGTGCTTCCCACGGTGGCGGTGACGGCGCCCCCGCTCATGCTCCCTCTAGTCCTAGCCGTCGTTTCGTTTCTGGCGCGAGCCCGGCATCCGAGTTTGGCTCTTCGCTCCACTCCGCTTCGCCCTGGTTCCCGCCTACATCCTCTTCGGGCGGATCGTCGCCATCGGTGATCTGCTCTTCGTGGTCGCTCATCACTCCCCCGGGTAGCGCACGAGCGCGATTCCCCGAACCTCGCTCGGGTATCGCACGCGTGCGTAAGCGCCGCCGCCGTTTGATTGCGAGCCGCCCGACCCGCTCGAAGTGTTGCCCCCGTAGGTCGGTAGCCCGCCGTCGGCTTGAGGCTTGCCCCGCACCGTCTCGACGTGCTGGCCGTAGCCGCCGATGCACACGAGGTCCCCCGGCCGGGCTCGGGTGCGGTCCGTCGTCCAGCCGGTAAAGCAATAGCTCTTCGACTTGGCGTAGCCCTCGATGGACGCCACCGAAGCCATCCACGAGCCGAGTCTTTGCACCCCCGCCGCCTGTAGCGCGTAGAAGCACCAACACCCACACCACGGCTGGTAGAGCAACCACGTCCCCCCACCGGCGGTCTTCGTTTGGGCGGTGCGGATTCCGTCCGAGCGGTTGTCGCAATTCGAGCCCGCCGGTTGCTCGGTATAGCCGACGCGGGCGGCCAGGTGGCCCATGGCCGTATCGCGGGGCTTCCCGGCGGGCTCGGGCTTAGGGCTCGGGTTGTCGGCCTTCCAAGCGGCGTCGTACTCGGCTAGGAGTTGCGCCGAGGTTGCGTCGCAAATCCACTCCCCGGCGTTGGGCTTGCTCGTCCCGCGCCAATCGGTCTTCGGCACCTTCCCGTAGAGCAAGGCGTGATAGCAGCGCTCGTTGAGCGTGCCCGAGCCATCCCCGATCCCGAGCGCTTTGCGAAGTCCGTCCACGCCCGGCCCCGAGCCCGTCTTGCCCGTCGCCCCGTGGGCAAAGGCGTTCGTATAGCTGCGGTCGAAGTCCTGCCAGTCCCAAAAGCCCGCCCGGCTCACCATGCGCTTTAGGGCTTGAACGTCTTTGCCGTCGGCTTGCGTCTTTTGGTTCGGGTTGTCGGGCGCGTAGAGCGTGCGGGTTAGGCGTGAGTTGTTGTGCGGGCGTGGCCCGGGACCGATGGACCACTCAAGCGGTTGTGTCATAGTGCGGCCCTCCTATGTGGGCATACCTCCGTTGTCTCGTGCGTGGGCGCCACCGCTATCGGCTCGCCCCCTACGTCAAGGGCGGCGCCCCCTACGTTTGCGAGGCGTGCGGGCATCGCGCTAGGACAGTCCATAGAGCGTGGCACGTGTCCCGGCGATGAAGTTTCCGACGCCCGGGTAGAGCGTGAGCCGGGAAATCGGGTTCGAGTTTCGCCAGAGCCCGCCCCAGCGTCCGGCGATGATCGCGCCCGAGATGGAATTCGAGGTAGAGCCCCGGCCCACGAAGGTCTTTTGGAAGATCGCCCCGGCGTAGTTTTGGATCGTTAGCTCGCCGCTCCCCGGCTTCCCGGCGGTGGCGCTTGCGCCGGTGACGAGCCCGCAACGCGCCCACACCTGCGCCAGACCTTCCGCCACCGCCCACACGGCGGCGCCCGTGTTGCGCTGGTCCGTGTAGTCGTAGTTACCGGCGTTGTCGCCGTTGGCGCGAAAATAGAGAAAGTCGAAGGTGCCCGAGGCGTCGTGGCGGCCCTGGAAGACGACGTGCAGGTGGGCGAAGCTCGGCGGGATGTTGGGAAAATCGATATTGGGGACGGAGGCTTGCGCGATGAAATCCTGTAGCTTGGTCATCCCGCCGCTACCGCTGTACGGCCCGCTAAAGGGCCGGGAATCCACCATTGCGCCAGCGCTCATGAGGGCGATGGGCAATTCCCACGTTGCCGTCGTTTGGGTCGGCACGGTAACGCCGTCGCGGAATAGAAGCTCGAATTTGTTGTCGGCCGGGGTGAAACGGACGACGAGTAGGCCGTTGGCCGTGGCCGGGGTATTCGCCACCGCCGTTAGCTCGGCGTAATGCCCATCGATCCAAACCCCGCCCGGCTGCGTCGTGATCGCCCCGGCGGCGTAGGCCGAAGCTAGCTCGGAATACACTCCCCGCAAGACGCCCGAGCCGAGCCATTGCCGAGCCATCGCCCGCCAGCGAGCCTCGGAAGAAACCGACCCGTCGGCCCCGTCGGTCGGCCAGCCTGTTAGCAGCGCCATTTCCCCTCCAATCTAGACGATTGCAAAAAGCCACCCCTCGGCCGAGCCCGCGCCGGTAAAGAGTAGGACGATATTGGACGCATCCCAGCTAGAAATCCCGTCAAAAGGCGGCCCCCCAATTCGCCGGGTGTGCACGATCAGCGCGGGCGTGGCGCCGAGTAGATGCGGGATCGTGAGCGTGAAGGCGCCGCTGACAGCGGACGGGCCGTAGTGCGTCCACCACGAGCGATGAGCCCCGGCCAAGACGTGCTGTAGGAAGGTCGCCGCCGCCGAGCCGCCGAGGGCGAGGGCGTTGTTAGCCGTCGTCGCCGTCGTCGCCGTGGTCGCCTGGGTGGCGAGTGGCGCCGCCGCCGCCGGAATCCACGATGCGGCCGTCGCGTCCCAGACGGGCACTTGCCCGCCGCCCGTACCCGGCGCGATGTTGGCCCCGAGGCTTAGCTTGTCGAAGCGCTCAAGGTGGCGCACGCGCTCTTCGAGCGCATCGATTCGGGCGAAGATTTCAGGGCGTGGGGGCATCGTCGGGCTCTAGCACCGGCCCCCCTAGTACCGGCGTGATTCGAGCCGGGGCGTTGCCCTCTAGCTCGATATCGACTTCGGCCACGATCTGGCGCACCTGCTCGCCGCCGACGTAGGCGGTAGCGATATCCCCGAGGTTCCAATCGGTGAGGAATTCCTGCGCCGGGGTGTCGAGCGCTTCCATATCGACCGTCGGCGCTTTCACCCCGGCGGCCAACGCCTCGGCGCCCGCTTGGTCTAGCTGCGCCGGGTCGTTGGTATCGCGCCGGTCTTGGAAGGTCTCGACCCGGCCCCAATCGAGGTAGCTTTGCCCGTCCTGATACTCCCGGATCGTGCGCGCTGTCCCCTCGCCCTGCCCGGCCACATAGACGTAGTTGGCGTCCGGGGCTTCGCGCGTCGTCGTCCACCCGGCGAGCGTGCCAAGCTCGACCGAAAAGACCGCCTCGCCGCTCGGCTGGAAGACCTGGAAGGTGAGGTCCTGGACGGTGATCCCGACGCCCGCCGAGTTGGCGATCCGGGCGACGAAATCTAGAAGGTTGTCGTAGCGGGCTTGGACGGAGATCGTCGGTCCGAAGGCGGGCGGCGGTGGGACCGTGAAGCCCGCTAGCTGGCGGGCGGGGACGGCCAGCGGGCCAAGGTTGCGATTGACGTAGCCCGCTATCACGGTCGAGGCTGCGCCGACCTGGGCGTCATAGGCTTGCGTGTTGTAGGGCGGTGCCGCAAGCGCCGGTGTCGGATGGGCGAGCCGCCGTTGTAGCCAGACGAGATCGTCAACGCCCGAGAGGGTGAGGAAATCGCCGTCCAAATCGGCCGTCCGCTCGACCCGTAGCACCGGCCCCGAGCGGAAAATCGAACCCCGCACCCGTACCAGCACCCGGGGCCGGTCGGCGCCGAGTAAGAGCTTGGCGCCCTTGCCCTCGGTCGGGAGCACGATTTCCCAGCTAGAGACGGCGTTGTAGCGGGCCGCTATCGTCGCGTGCTCGTAGGCTTCGATTAGCCCGAGCGGTGTTTGCCAGTCGGCGGCCACAAGCTCGAATGCCGGGACGACGGCTTCGGGGGCAATTAGGCCGCTAGCCAATTGCGCCGCCAAGTGAAGCGGATAAGGCTAGTCGGATCGGTGGCCGCCATCGAAACGGTGACGCGATTCGGCCCCGGCGCGAGCCCCCAGAGATTCGAGCCGCTGGCGAGCCGGGGGAAGCCGTTGGCGCCCGCGATATCGACCGTCTTGTGGCCCGGCCGGGTATCGACCGTCATCGTCTGGCCGCCCAGCAGGGCGCCGTTGACGTGCCAGCGCTCGCCGGTCGTCTCGTTGCGGGCTTCGACTTCGAGCCCCGGCCCGTTCACGACCACGACCGGCCAGGCGGTGGCGTCGCCGTCGTTGTCGATGGTGAAACCGGCGAAGGCATCCGACGCGCCCAAGACGAGCGGTAGGAAGGGGAACCACTTGACCAAAGCGCCGCCCTGGGCCACGTCGATTTCCGAATCGTCGGGGTCCTGCCAGTACGGCCACGCGGCCCGGAAAAGCAGCGTCCCGGTTTGCACGTCGCCCTGCTCTTCAAGCGCGTCTAGCCCGGCCTCGTAGGTGCAGACGAGTTGGCGCCCGGCCCACTCGCCCTGTACGACCGCCAAGACGCCTTCGCCGCGCTTTGGGTCAAGCACCTTCGCCCAGCGGCGAAGCTCGTCGCGGTCGAGTAGCGAGCCCGGGAAGGGGACCGGCACCGTAACCGCGCGCGCCAGGTAGTCGGCCCCGAGAAACGCCGAGCCATCGCTTTGGGGGATCGCCACGGTAGTCAGATTGGCGGGCGCCATCATCCGGCCCGCTACGCCTACCAGCATTCGGACGCGAATCGAGTCGCCGTCGGGGTTTGTGTATTCGAGCGTTTCGCACTCGATGGGCTCGTAAGGGCGTTCGCTCATCGGCCCGCCCTAAGCAATTCGAGCCGCCGGAAGCCCCAGGCGATATCGGCCGGGTTGACTTGGCGCGCGTACAGGTTGAGCGTGTAGCTAGCGCCGACCGGCGAGCTACCGGACAACGGAACGACCGCCTCGGGGCCACGCTCGCCCACAAGCGCTAGGGTCGGCTCGGTCACGATCCCGCCCCCGGCCAGGAGTGGAATCTTCCAGAGCGTTACGTCGAAGCCGGGAATGTCGGGGATCGGCCCCGGGAGCTTGCGCTTTTTGACGGAGAAATGGCCGAGCGCATTTATCGCCTTGATAACGGTATTGACGGCGGGCCGCACTATCTCCCAGATCGCTTTCCCGACGCCCGTTATCCCGGTGACGATTCCGCTTTTGATCCACCCGCCGATGGCCGAGCCCCAGCCGAGCACGGTGTTTTTGAATTGGAGGAAGACCGCTTCGATGTTGCGCACCACGCCCCAAGCGGCGGCGCCGATCCCGCTTAGCCCGGCGACAACGCCGCTTTTGATCCACCCGGCGATGCTCTTCCCCCAGCCGACGACGGTATCGGCCCCGGCGCTAATCGCCCGCTTAACGGCGGCGAAGCCGTCTTGGATAGCGCCGGTGATCTTGTCCCAATGCTTGTAGATGGCGGCGACGGCGAGCCCGAAGGGACCGGCGAGGATGCCGACGAGGTACGGCCAATTCGTCTTGAGCCACGCCAGCAGCGTTTGGGCCGCCTTTTTGATCCCGTCCATAACGCTCCCGGCGGCGTCGGACAGTTTCTTCCACGCCCCGAGGATCGTGCTCTTGAGCACGTCCCACCAATGGCCCATCGCGTCGGTGATATCGCCCCAATGCTTGTAGACGAGAATGGCGACGGCGACGAAGGCGGCCAGCGCGGCGACGACGGCCAGCGCCGGGAGTAGGACGGAAGCTTCGAGCGCGGCGGTAACGGCAAGGGCGACGTTGAGCGCCACCATTGCGGCCGAGAGGGCGAGCACCGCGATCACGATTGCTTGGAAGAGCTTGGGATGCTTCGCCATGAAACCGGCGAGCTTGCCGAAAGCGGGGGCGAGCGTGCCCACTAGCTGCCCGGCCAGGTTGGAGAAATTCTGCTTGAGAATGTTTATCTGGCCGGGAAGGGTCTTGCCGATGGCTTCGGCCGAGCCCCCGAATTCCGAGTTTAGCTCTTTGAGGATGATCTTTTGCGCGCCCATTACGTCGCCGCTTTTCACCATCGCTTCGGCTTGCTTTTTCTGGGCGTCGGTGAAAGTGACGCCGACTCGCTGTAGCTTGGTCATGCCCTTAACCGGGTCGTTAAGGGCTTTCCCTAGCTGCATTGCGCTTTGAGTAACGTCCATCCCGAGCGCGACGGACATATCGAGCGCGGCTTTCGTCGTTTGGTCGAAAACGTCGTTCCCTTTTCCTACCTCGTTGCGAATGCCTTTGAAGGTGAGGATGATGTTCTCGCCGCTTTGGATCGCCTCGTCGTCCACGCCGCTCTTTTGCATAAGCGCACCGGCGAGGTCTTCGACGTGCTTGGTCGTGACGTTGGCCGCCCTGCCGGTGGACTTGATTACCGCTTCGGTCTGGGCGCCGACCTTGGCCGCCTCGCTAAATTCGTCAATCCCGACCTTGAAGGTGGCGACGAGTGCCCCGAGCCCGGCCGCACCCGCCGCCACCACGGCCGCCTTGCCCATCCCTTTGATTCGCTCGCCGGTGGACTTGGAAGCGCTCTCGGCTTTCGCTAGCCCGCTCGCTAGCTGCTTCGTGTCGGCAACGTACTTAACGACGACTTCGGCAACGCCCGCCATTAGCGCTTGCGAGCCTTCCGCCGTTCGCGTTCGGCTTCGCGGACTTCACGTTCGGCGTAGCGCCAGAACGCGGCGTATTCGACCGCCGTTAGCTCGTCTACTTCGCGCGGCGTCATTCGCCAGTACCGGCAAAAGGCGGCGAGGGCGTCGGCGCTGGCTCGCTCGTAGGGTCCTCGCTGGCGCCCGTTTCGAGCGTGATTACCGTGTCGTCAAGGTCGGCCAGCGTGCCGAGAAAGCCATCCCGGCGTAGCTTGAGCCACGCCAGCACCGTTAGTTTTTCGTCGCTCTCGTCGTCGGCCACGAGCGCGGTAAACGCCCGCCCGGTGTGCTCTTTCACGAGCCGCAATTCGCGCGGGGTGAAACGCGGGCTCGTCATCTCTTCCACCCGCAATGTGACTTCACGCGGTGCCCGCGCGCCGATCTCCATTACGTCGGGCTCGGCCATTGGAACCCCCTCGTTTCGTGTTGCGCTACGGCGGTCCCCTCGCGCTGTAGCTCGCTTTCGACCTGCTCGTATGCGACCGGCCAGAAATAGCGGCCCTCGGGGAAGTAGGGCCGTCCCCGAGTCCCGCCCCATTCGACCCAACCGGCGTAGGGGACGCCCTCGCCCATCTGCACTTCGGCGCCCTCGTGTGCGACCGACGCGGCCAGCGTGCCGCTAAGCCGGGGGACGATCCCCCGGGCGATCCGGGCTCGCCGCTCGGCCACGTCCCCGAAGCGCCGGTCGGCGCTCTTGCCGATCTGGCGGAAGAGCTTTCGTGAGCCGCTGACTAGCTCATCGAGCCCGAGTACCTCTACGTCGATCCGATCACCCACCGGCGGGCGCCACCGCCTTGGCGGGCGGCCCCGTCATTGACCATTCAAGCTCGATGGTCGAGGCGTCCCCGGCGTCGCCATTGATCGGCGCGTAAGGCTGCGGGATTACCTCCCCGGAAAACTCCGGGTTGGTCGGTCCGACCGGTTGGCTACGGTCGGGAAGCACCGTGAAGGGGACCGGCTCGCCCCCGGCAACGGCCGCGCTCAGCACGTCTTCGGTCGCGTCGGGGTCGAACGACTGGTACAGGGTGGCGACGAGAGACCACTTGGTGATGCCCGGGTAGTCGCGCGACCCGCAAAAGGTGTCCAGGGTCGTGACCGACGTATCGGGCGAAATCTCTAGGTGGTTGGTCAAACAGTCGAGCGGCTTTCCGTCGATAGAAAGCGCCGCGTTGTCGAGGATCACGGGGTTGGGCACCGTCGGCGTTACGGCCATTAGGGCGGACCTCCATTCGTGGTGACTTTGAGCCGGTAGACGATGCGGGCGCCGAGTAGCTTGACGCCGCCGAATTCCAGCCAGCGGGGGGCTTGTACAAGCGCGGTCGGCCACGAGTAATCGTCGGCCGCCAGCCGTTGCGTTACGAAGCCGATTAGCTCTTCCAGCGGCCCGATGGCGGGCTCGACCCGGGCGACGACCGCCAGCACCGCAAAGCGGGCGTCCCAAATGCAGGGGCCGAACGTATCGGCCTCTAGCCAGGGTTCGTCCCAGGTCAGTACGAGCGCCGGGGGCGTGACCGCATCGGGGTAGTCGAAGAGCACGTCGGCGTCCGATTCCGAGGATGGGGCGAGGGCGGTGGCGGCCCTCGCCCGTACCTCAGTCAGAGGGAGCGCGCCCACTACGCCAAGCCCCAATTCTGCTTGAGCGGGGTTAGCTCGAAGGCGTGCCGGTTGAAGGAATCCCGGGGCGCCGTTAGCACTCCGGTTTGGTCGAAGCCGATCACCCCGAAGGCGGCGTCGTTTGCCTTGAACCACTCGACCCCGCGAACGATGTTGACCCTGTTGGCGAGGGCGTCACCGTCCGGAATCGGCTCGTCGCGGTCCACCTCGTGGTCGATCTCCTGCGCCGCCGCGTCCAAGCACGCTTGTAGGGTCGCGGTGTTCGATTCGGTTTCCCGAATCCGAAGCGCCGCCGCTAGCTCTTCGGTGGTGGCGTAGCTCATCCGGCGAGCGCCGCCTTTAGCTCGGCTTTAGTCATGGTCGCATTGGCCGGGCTTACGCCCCGCTCTTTCGCCAACGCCAAAAGCTCGTCTTTGCTCATGGCGTCGAGGTCCGGTTCCACGTCGTACTTGTCGTCATCGCCGGGTGGTTGCGGGTTGGCGTACATCCCGCTTTCCCGTCGTTCGCGGTACTTGGTCATCGCTACGGCCCTGCCGGTGCCGTCAATTCCGCGAACGCGCCCGGATCGGTGATCGCACACGCGAAGGCGCCGATGATCCCGACTTCGAGCCCGCCGATGGAGGGCTCGACCACGCGGGCTTCCACCGGGCTACCCGGCGTCTCGGCCGATAGCAGGGCCGAGAAATCACCGACGATGGCGGTCCCGGCCGTGAGTGCGTTCGAGATCACGAAGCGCAACCCACCGATGGCGGGGAAGTTTCCGCCGAAGTTTCCGGCGCCGGTGGCGACGAAAACGGGAGCGGTCCCCGAGACGAGCCCGAGCAATGCGAAGCCCACATCGGGAGCGGCGGCCACGGTGTCGGGGAAACGCCCGGTGTTGGCGTATACCTCGCCAGCCGCCGCCGCGATTGCGGCCATCCAGCCTTCGAGGTCGGCGCTCGCTACCGGCGTCGGCGTTGTGTCGGCCGCTTCGATGACGGCCGCCGCCGCCGCGTCGGTCTGGCGGGCATAGCTCGCCCCGGCCAGGTCGAACCACAAGCGGAGTGCGTCCGGGTTTGACCACTGGATCGTCTGCCAAGAGAAATTGGCCGCCACGAGGTAGGTCTTGGCGACGGTGTTCATTACGTCCACCGTCATCGAGCCGTCACCGGCCTCGGTTTTCTCGGTCGCCTGGACGCCGACTTCGGGGACTTCGGTGATGCGCGGCCATTCGAGCTTGCCCGAGGCGAGCCCGATCCGATTCGAGGCGTTCACGAGCGGCCGGGCGCGGTCGATTAGCTGCATTATCTGGGCGATGTACTGCGGCTGGATCAGCGGCCCCACGTCGGCGGTGAGGACCTGCGAAACCGCCCGCTCTAGCCGCTCGGCGGCGGCGTGGCGGATGTGCACGGGGACGGAATGGCCGACCCGATCCGAGCGGGTCAGTACGAGATCGCGGGCATAGTGGGCGAAGCTCTCGTAGTCGTTCGCCTCGGGCTCGGGCTTACCCTCGTCGGGCTTGGCCGGTGTCGCACGGGTGAGAAATCCGCGTGCGTCTTTCGCCCGCTGGCGGACCTCTTCGGTTTCCAAGAGCGAGTCGATCTGAGGCTCAAGCTCTTCGGCCCGGGAGCGCAGCCGCTTAAGCGTTTCCTGCTCGGACTCGCTCGGGTCGCGGTCTTCGTCCACCGCCCCCGCGAGCACTAGATCGATCTGCTCGTGGACGTGCGTTCGTTCGTCCACCAATCGCTGTAGCACGGCGTTCAACATCGGGCTAATACCTCCGGTTAGCTTGCGCTAGGCGGGGTGCCACGATGCGGGGTGCGCCATGATTAATGGCGGGTGCCGCGCTGCGGGGTGCCGTCCTGTGCCGTAAGCTTACGCCATGCCGTACACGGTTCGCAAAGGCAAGGGCCGCAAGCCGTACAAGATTGTGAACAAGACGACGGGCAAGCAGGTTGGGTCCAGCACGTCAAAGAGCAAGGCGCGGCGCTCGGCGTCCATTCGCAATCGTGCCGACTAAGTATCAGCGGGTCTGCCCCCACCTAATCGGTTGGAGTTACAACGCCAGCGGCCACCGCCGTTGGTGCCGACTCTGCGCGCAACAACAACGGCTCGACCAAGAGACCGAAGAGTGGGTGGACGTGGAACCCGAGCCACCGACGACCATTGCCAAGCCCAAGCCGTAACTACGGGCGGCGCTATCGGGTAGCTCGGGCTCGGGTCTTGGCGGGCTCGCCGCCCTGCCATTGGTGCGGTAAAGCGAAGGCGACTCAAGCCGACCATGTGGTACCGCTCGCGCTCGGCGGTGCGCCCTTCGACCCGGCCAACCTCGTCCCCTCTTGTGCCGAGTGCAATGGGGGTAGGGGGAGGGCGTTGGCGTTTGCCTTGGCCGAACGACGGAAGGGTGTTGCCGGGGTAGAAAACGGGGTTTTTAGATTCGGCGGCGACGCGAACGAGCCCGG